GAGCAGTACCTCAAGAAGTCGGCTGAGTCGGCAATGCTGAAGCTGGCATTAAATGGCGTGTATGGCGATTCAAACAATAAGTTCTCTGTCTTCTATGACCCGCTGTTTACCATGTCGATTACGCTCAACGGCCAGTTGCTGCTGTGTTTATTGGCCGAGGAACTGATGACGATTGAGGGATTGCAGATTATCCAGATCAACACTGACGGGTTGACAGTGCAGTTGCCACGCAATCGCAAGTCAGAGCTTGAGGGTAAGCGACTGTGGTGGGAGGAGTTGACTGGGTTGAATCTGGAAGAAGCCCTTTACAAGTCGATGATGGTGAGGGATGTCAACAACTACATTGGCGTGTACGAGGGTGGCGGCACCAAGCGTAAGGGTGCGTACGAGCATGACATGGCGTGGCACCAGAACGCTGGCGGTCTTGTAATTGCCAAGGTGGCCGAGAAGGTGTTAGTTGAGAATGCACCTATCAGGCAGACCATTGAGCAGTGGCCGGACATAATGGATTTTATGCTCCGCGCCAAGATTCCACGATCTAGTTACTTGCAATGGGGCGACCATCAAGTGCAGAACACTACTCGTTATTACATTGCCAAGGATGGTAAATCGTTGAACAAGTGGATGCCGCCACTGGCGAAGAAGCCGACAGAATGGCGCAAGATTTCTATAGAAAGTGGATGGGCAGTGCAGGTCTGCAACAACATACAAGATGCAACGTTACCCGTGGATTATGAATACTACATACAAGAAGTGGAGAAACTATGTCTAAGTTTGGCGTAAAAGCGCGTGATGTGCAGGTCGGAGGAGATCATTACAAAGCAATGGCCGTGGAACCGTGGGATGTGATTGACACCTGGCCGACTGAACAGCGCATTGGCTATTACCGTGGGTGCGCGTTGAAGTACACCATGCGTATGGGCAGTAAAGATGCGTCAGTGCAGGAGATTCGCAAGGGAGCGCACTACCTGCGAAAACTGGAAGAAGTATTGGAGGAGTGTGACATTGACTGGACGGGTGTACTAAACAATGGGTGGGAGCCAGACAATGCTGGAAAAACAGATTGAAGCCAAGGTCTGCGAGTACGCCAAATCCAAGAATGTGCTGGCGTACAAGTTTACCAGCCCTAATCGAATGGCTGTACCTGACCGGATGTTTGTTGCTTCCAATGGCCGCATCTGGTTTGTAGAGTTTAAGCGTGAAGGACAAAAACCAACAGAAGCGCAACTGCGAGAACATCATCGACTGCGTAATCACAATGTAACCGTGTTTGTAATTGACAATATAACTGAGGGTAAAAGTATGATTGATGCAATGGTGATGGGATGCTGAAAGTTCTTGTAGCGTGTGAGTACAGTGGCCGCGTTCGTGATGCGTTTGCTCGGCTAGGGCACTTTGCCATGTCTTGTGATTTGTTACCCAGTGACTCAGCGGGTTTGCATTACCAAGGCGATGTTACCGACATCCTTGACCAAGGGTGGGATTTGATGATTGCTCATCCTCCTTGTACTCATCTTGCAGTGTCAGGTGCCCGTCATTTCGCAGCAAAAAAAGAAAGCGGTGTTCAGCAAGAGGCTCTTGAGTTTGTTCGATTGCTGATGAATGCTGATATTCCAAAAATTGCATTGGAAAACCCAATAAGCATTATTAGCAGTAATGTTCGCAAACCGGATCAAATTATTCAGCCTTGGCAGTTTGGTCACGGTGAAACTAAATCTACTTGCTTATGGCTTAAAAACTTACCCAAATTGACGCCAACGAATGTTGTAGATGGTCGATCAGATCGCATTCATCGTATGCCCCCATCACCCGACAGATGGAAACTGCGAAGTACGACTTACCAAGGTATTGCTGATGCGATGGCAACGCAATGGGGTGGTGTATGTTGACTTCTGACCTACTCCACGACTACCAAAAGAAAGCTGTCAACTTCCAATGCGTTCGTCCGCAGTCAATGCTGTGGCTTGACATGGGGTTGGGTAAAACTATAATCACGCTGACTACGCTAACGCACCTGATTAACACGAAGTTTTTGCGTAGCGTCATTATCGTAGCGCCCATTCGCGTCATCCGGTTAGTGTGGAGACAAGAGGCTACGAAGTGGGAACACACCAAGCACCTCAAGTTCAGCATGGTCACGGGTACTAAAGATCAGCGCACCCGCGCCCTGCTGCGTCCTGCTGATGTCTACATGGTGAACTACGAGAATCTTGGCTGGCTGGCTGAAACGCTCCAGACGTACTTTGTCAAAAAGAATCGCCCTATGCCTTTTAACGGCATCGTGTGGGACGAGATTAGCAAGATGAAGAACAGCGCAACCAACAGGGTCAAAGCGTTCAAGAAAATAGCTGACCAATTTAACTGGACGACTGGTCTTACCGGCACTCCAGCCTCCAACGGTTACAAAGACCTACACGGGCAGTTCCTCGTGGTAGACCGCGGCGAACGACTTGGCACTAGCAAGACAGCGTTCCGCACACGGTTTTACCGCAAGGTGGGGCCGTACAAAGAGATACCGTATGAGGATACCGAGGACACGATCAAGAAACTAATCGGCGACATCACGCTGGAGATGAGTGCGGAGGACTACAACCCGTTGCCCGATTTGATTATTAACAACATTGAAATTGAGATGCCAAAAGAATTACGGGCTAAGTACGAACGGCTCGAGAGAGAGTTCTTTCTGGTGCTGGACAGTGGCAAAGAAATCGAAGCATTCAATGCCGCTGCACTGACGAACAAGTGCCTACAGTTCAGCAATGGTGCAATGTACCCAGTGGCCGGAATGCCGCTATGGGAACCAGTGCATGACATGAAACTTGAGGCGCTGGAAGGAATACTAGACGAAGCGCAAGGCTCCCCACTACTGTGCTCTTACGCTTACCGATCGGATGCTGCCAGGATTATGGAGAAGTTCAAGCACCTTGACCCGATTAACTTGACTGAGTGTAAAAGTGAGGCGTCGTTAACCAATGCGATGCATCGGTGGAAGACTGGTAATTGCTCACTGATGATCGGTCATCCTGCCAGCATGGGTCACGGAATCGACGGACTGCAAAGCACAGGTCACATTCTTGTCTGGTACGGTCTTAACTGGAGTCTTGACTTGTACGAGCAGTTTAATGCCCGAGTACGTCGTCAAGGGCAGGGCGCTCCGGTCATCTGCCACCGCATATTGATGCAAAACACACTCGATCAGGCTCAAGCTATGGCACTTGACGAGAAAGCGACAACTCAGGCAGGATTGCGAAACGCCGTCAAACAGTACCGACAGTCCAAAGGCGGATGATGTTTTTAACCAAGGAGTAAGATATGAGTAAGCCTAATTTGAAACTTGCAGCAAAGCAAATAAAAGAAGTTGTGCAGCGCCCATCAATCCTTGATAAGGGCTTTATCTACGTTTCAGCGTCCCGCACTAGCGTGCAAGACACATGGCGCAAGCATGGTTGGGTGTCACTATCGGAACAGCGTGGTTGATGTTAATCAACAATGAGGGCTGCCTCGGCTTGTCGGCGTTTGACGAGTCCTGGCAGCACTTTACCGCCACCACGCACCCAGCGCATCAACTCAAGTCTGGCACCTTGTCGATCGTTCTCTAAAATCCGCCGTCGCAAGGTTGATGATTGCAGGTTGCCTGACCCGAGGTTGTAGGTAAAATCAACTATCGCGGCAACAGAGTGTGGCCCCCATGATTCCAGTGTGGCGCATAAGCGCATGACTTGCGGTAGGCATTTGGTACGCAACTCCCACATCAGCAGGTCTTCTGCGCGTTGTCTGGTGATCGGTGGGTCGGTTAATGTGACGCGCAGACCAGTCTCGTATCGAGTGGTGCCAATGCCGATTGTGGGCACTCCTGCTGGGCACATGTAGGGTCGCAGGTACACCCCCTCAAAGACCATGCACAGAGCACGAGCGATGCTCAGGGGGTCATTTACCGCGTTTGCCAAGGCTGCGATCCGCGAAGAAAAAACCTAACACTACGCCAGTGATCTCCATGTCGTAGGCTTGCATGACGAAGTTCTGGCTCCACAACTTGCTGACCCACATGACTAGGGCAATAGTGGCCGCTGCTGGCCGGATAACGCCGTTCCAAGTGTCCACCCAATAGATGCCGGTAGGCGTGAGGGCGTTCTTCATGGCTTCGGTAAATGCGTCTGCTTCTGCGGTAAGCACGTTCGACTCGGCTTGCGCTTCAATGGTCTTAACCCCCAACTCAGATTGCAGTCGGATTGCTTCCTGAGTGCGCTGGTGCGCTCGGTCATCCATATCCGATTGCAGTTTAAGTCGCTCAATTTCAAACGTGTGGTCTTGGCGTTTATTGACGAAGTTGGACACTTCACCCCAGACCATGCGGAACACTGACCCACCAAGGAAAGAAACCAACGCAGCAAGCATGGTTAATGACCTTTCCAGTTACTGGCGACAAATCCAATTAATCCAGATAGTGCGGATATTACAGACATGCCGAACCAGAAACCACCCTTACCCTTATTAGCAAGAGCGACTAACTCCTCAAGTTGACGTTCCATCTTGTCCATTTTCTTATCCATCTCCTGAACACGCTGCCAAAGAACACCGTACCGCACAGGGTCGATTTCTCCTTCATGAAATGGTGACATGCAGTACTCCGCAAATTAATTGGTAATGCTATCGAGCAAGAGCGTTTTCGTTTTTTGGGTTTGGAGCTAATAAGTTGCTTGCGCCAATAACTGTAGCTGCTGCTGCGCCGGGTTTCCATTGTTGGGGGTTGGATAACAAATTAAGTACGCGATTACGTTCCGTGGCGGGCAATGTTTCTAGCAAATTTGCTGCGCTTTCAGGTGATTTCATTGCTTTGGTTAATTCGGCCATAGTCCGAGTGCCAACTGCTTTTTCCAATTCACTTAATGTTTTATTACCAGCAGATGCCCAAAAACTTAAAAATGATGGAAAACGAAACCGTGAAGATTCTTGTTGCAATAATTGCGATAAAGCCGCGCCACCTTCACCGACTTGTTCTTTAACTGACAATTCAGTTAAACGTTTTTGCGCTTGCTTTTGCAAAACCGACAAAGTGTCATTGGCTAATTCGGTAGCAATATTATAATTACCCGAACCAAGAATTTTTTCAACAACATCGGGTGATTCGTTTTGCACGAGTCGAACAAAAGCATCTTTATCAGTTTTCCATAACTGTAAAGCCTCACCTGTTAGTTTTTGCTCATTCAAACGTTGCATGCCTTTGGAATACGATGTCAGATAATCTTTCCAACCCACGCCGCCCGAATTCTCAATGGCTTCGTCAATCATTGGTTTAATTTTTGTCATTACACCGGCAGCAAGATTGCGTTGAGATGTAGCATCAACACCTGGACGTAATTGAGCAATAGCCGCGTTAACTGAATTCTTGCGAATAGCCTCAAGAGCTTTTGCGTCAATGACCCCACCGTTGTTAGTCCATTTGGCAATGTCGTCTGCTACATTTTTAACCGCACCGGCCAATATATCGTTACCGGCAAACTCGGGGTTATTTGTAAGCGCTGACACGCTCTGAGCAATCTTTTTTCCCTCAAGTGGTTTAATTCCTGACCGGCGAAGTAAACTTGAGGCTTCATTGGCAAACCGCGCACCTTGACCCAAATCCAAAGATGCTGTTGCTGCCTTAGATGCCCATTCGTCAGACATCTTTGCTAATTTTCCCGGATAGGTAAATGTAGCTGCCCATTGGTCTGAAAAACCACCTTGAGATTTAGCGGGAGCAACTTTGGATCCAACAGGTAACCCCGCTTTAATTTGTTCTAATCGTGCAGCGGCAGCAGCGTTGTCACCCAAGTTAATTAATTGGCGAACTTTCTGCACTTCGGCAGCAGCTTGATCTCCCAACTCAGCAGACATTTTTTCCAACCGAGCAACTTCTTTACCGAGATTGGCACGATTAAGAGCTGCTTCGCGCATAGGTTTGGTCAGCGCGTTTAACGCTTCTTTACCAGTTTCTCCCGCAGCGCGAACATCGGCGGCAGTAGTGCCTCCAGCCAATTTTGACAAAGCGTTACGCGACTCGCGTTCACTCATCAAAGCCATTTTGCGACCAAACTGCGGATCTTGGTCTAACGCATTTTTAATTAAAGATTGCCAAAGAGGATTTTCAATTTTAGCAGTCAGTTCGGCAACACTGGCCGTCGCTGGTGCGTTACGCAACGCATTCAGCACTTCGGGTAAATCTGCGCCCATTGCTTTTTGAGCAATAATTGCAGCTTTTTGTTTAGGAATTTGGCGCAAATCCATAATCTTGCCGCCAACATACCCGAGAGCTTGACCGGCAACTTTACCACCGGCCTCCATCGTCGCACCTTCAAGAATGTTTTTTACAGGTTCTGTTTGAGCTTGACTAGGCGTTTGCCCACCCAAATAGATGTCGCCTAGTTTAAGTGCTTCCTTAGCCGCACCGTAACCCAAACCTGAACCAGCAACAATACCTGCTGGGCCAAGAGGCGCACCAAGCGCACCCCCGCCAACAGCACCCAATGTTTCGATTGTTGGCGCGATAACTGGCCGCACGACATTGCGATACAGTTTTTGACCCGTTGTCAAACTAGGAGCAGACGCCACTGTAGGCGCAGGGCCACTGTAAGTGGGGATCTGATCGGCAAGGCCGCCAGTTTTGCGAGGAGCGGGAACGCCACTTTCAGACGGAATTACAGTATTGTCAGTCACTCCGCCAAATTGTTTAGCAATCGCGGCATAATCTACTGCTGGAGTAGCAGTAGTTCCTCCATATTGTCTGGCAAGTGCTGCGTAGTCCATTATGGGATACCTGCTGCTTTCTTAAACTGCGCGGCGGCAGCTGGAGTTGAAAATGTATACGATTTTCCATCGGGTGTCATAACAACATTTGATGCAGCAACGGGTGCGCCAGCAGATGCCGCAGGTGATTTATACGCATAAGTATTGTCGTAAGCTTCACGCATCCTAACTTTAGCGCCTTGAATATCACCGATTGCTTGGTCAAGTGCGGCACGAACATCAGAAGCGTCTTGCTTACGGTCAATAGCAGCAAACGAGGCAGTAAGTTGCTTACCCTCTTGATTTGACACGTTACCCAATGCCCCACCGGTTTTAGAAGCTTCACGCATCTCTTGCAAAGCTTGAAATCCGCCTTTAGCAGTAATTTTTTCAAACAATGCTTGTGCAGCCCGCCCGTCGCTAGTAAGCCCCGGAAGACGGCCTGCTGCAATACCGGTAATTTGCGGTAATCCCGGGTGGTCACGCAATTTTTCAATATCTTTAATAAACGAGTCGGATTTTGACTCAAAACCTTTTATTGCCGAAGTAGCTTGTGGAAATACGGATTCACGTTTTTGCAAGTCTTTGGGTGACAATCCTTCAAGTCCTGCGGCTTTGCGGACATCCGCTGCTTCGGCAATTGCTGTTTTGCGACCTTCCAATCCTACTCGTTGACCTTCTAATCCTACTCGTTGACCTTCCAACCCCACTCGTTGTTGTTCTGTTATTAATCGCTGTTGGGCAATTTTATTGGTTTCAATTTGCGCCGGAGTCATTTGGAACGCTTCAGATGTACCAGGCACAATTGTAGCAGCACCACCATACGCTGGTGTTTGCACAATACCTGTTGGGCCTACACTTACTTGTGGTTTCAACTCACCCGATGTTGCACCCCGACTGGACATTAACACTCTGCGTTCTTCGACAGGCATTGCTAAAAGACGATCTGCGTTAGCGGCCATCTGTTGTTTTTCAGAATCTAAAAACAAAGGGTTGGCTATTAAATCTTCTTTGTAAGCTGTAATGTTGGCGTCAGAAGGATTTTGGCTAGTGTCACGCTGTGCTTGAGCAATAAATTTTTGTTTAGCGGCAGCAGTGTCAAATTGTAACTTTTGCTGCGTTAACCCCGCAGTGTCCTGCTCGATCAATGATTTACTGATAGCCAAGCCAGGTGCACCGTATTGCGCCAATCCTGCACGACCCTCGGGTGTTTTTAAATCTGACCGGGTAAGATAATTACGCAATCCTTCTTCTTGTTGACGAGTTCGTCCGTATTCATCCATTTTCATACGAGCCAACTGGTTTTGCTGTTGCGCGCCTTGGATTGCGGCCAGTCTGCTGTATTGAGCAACTGGGTCTTCAATTTCCAAGGGCCTTACGCCCATGATGATTTGAGCATTAGATGCCATGATTAAAACTCTCCGTTACTTGAATTAACCAAAACTAGCATACTCACTACCATCGGTGTACCCGCGTTGATCGCGCAGTGCTTTAATTAGGTCATTCCCTTGCGAGTACTTTAGGTAACTACTAAGACCACCAGTAAGAGCATTTACGCCCCCTACCATACCTGCCGATTGAGCAGCGCCTATGTCACCGTATAGACTAGCTGTGTTAGCACCGTAAGCACCGGCTGCATTAGTTAGTGCGTTAGTGGATGTTTGACCAATTCCCGCCAAAGACTGCAATGGGTTAAGGGTAGCCGATCGTTCTGTTTGGTATCGGTTGAATGCGTTTTGGTACTCTTGAGAACCCATGTTCTGACCATACGCGGTCAATGCCTTACCTGTGTTTCCTGACAACAGACCGCCACGAGCAGCAGCACTGTTCTCAAGTGCCCTCTGACCTTCCGATAGACGAAACGCATAACCAGGGTCAGCTTGGAACTGACTCATGCCAAACGGGGTGTACTCGCTGGCTCCTTCGAGTTTCGCAAGGGCATTGACACCTGCTTTGCGAAACGGCTCTTGCAGTTCATTCTGTCGATTGAACATGCGCTCTTGCGCGGCAAGTCCTTCCCGTGAAGCGTCGGCTTGCGTATCAGCGGCATTCTGAGAACCCATGTACCCCAGAACAGCGGAGCCTGCAAGAGCTCCTGCCATAAGAGATCCAGCACTGGCTGAACTTATAAATCCTGACATATTGTTCCCCTTTGTAACACGAGTCCAAAATTGACACGCATTGACATTCTGTAATCTACTAGCAATTCATCGTTCGCATGTATTTTACGCGCAGCAACTGCATAAATGTCATCTTCTATTTTCTTAGGGATGATATTGTAGTTTGCTGAATGATTGATGAATCGTCCACCCGGTGTGCGTTTTCCATTTAACCGTCCAGGGCATACAATCTGCCCCTCGTCAAAGTCCTGTGTTGCAAACAACCCTTTACCGTGAATCGGCGAATCGCGCAGTTCTACAGAAACATTCTCCGGCATTTCTATCAAATCTGATTCAATCTGAACAATAGCGTCCATTTCAGGCTGCGTCATGCCGATTTGGTGCAAGAACGCATCGTAATCAATTTTCGCTTTCTGCACGGCTGTTCGACTGTCAGCCAGACCACACTCAGGCACTACATACAGTCTATCTTCAATTACAGCCAAATCGGTACAGTTATCTGGGTTATCGTAAATATCCACCCAAACTACTTCATTTTCAAACACCCAGCCTGCACGCTGCATTCCTGCTTTGGCATCGAACTCGCAAGGTGCAGTTAAAACCTTAACCCCAGTATCCGTGTTTACCGCAATCGTGCCTTTTTCCAACCGCACTCGGTATGACGTTTTATGTTCCGCGCCCGTTAGAATTACCCAAGGCGGGATTGTGATCTTGCGTTCGTAGGTGCATGGATTAAAAGTATGCTCGGTAACAATATCGACTTGAGGCAGTTTTAAAAGCTGGTCTTGTAAAGTTTTTACCTTTTCTTGCATCGAGATGATCGGTGCAAGAAAGGGGGATTTTTTGCCGTAAGTAACTTGCATTGGTTGTTTTAAGAACCGATGGTTTCGTACTTCCACTCTGCCCGCGTTGCTCTATCGGGCAAATCCGACGCGTCAATGATTTTGTAAGCCTTGCCAGCCGGTACGTCCTTGGCTGCTATCTGCTCAATAGTCATAGCCGGGTCAGCGGGAACAATGACGGAAACGCCGCCCTCGTCGTTCTGGTAAATGATTCGAGCGTTCATGGTAGTCCTAGCGGAAGATGACAACACTAATAACGGCGCTATCTGCTGCGCCTACGCCCGGTTTGGAAACGTTGATTTTAATGGCCGACACAGTTCTGGCTGTTGTGTAATCCGCAGTGTTTGCAGCGACAGCAGAACCATCTGTTGCAAGGTCAGACGTTACCAACGCGCAATAGTCCGTGTCCTGCATGGCCGTGGTGAAATTTACCGTGTAGTTGCCAGTGCCGTTGTCGGTGATCGAACTCACATTGCCCGATGCGCGAATAGCTACCACGCCAGTGCCGTCAAAATTGACCCATGCACGAGCGCCGTATATTGGAGCAGAGCCGGATTGCGCGCCGTCTAACTTTGCGGCAGTAATTGACGCATTCACAATCTGCGAAGCGTTAATTGTCTTGTTTGTCAACGTGTCCGTAGTAGCCTTGCCAACGAGCGTATCGGTAGCGTCAGGCAGCGAAACAACGCGGTCTGCGGTAGGATCGACAACGGTCAATGTAGTCTCGAAGGCGTTATCCGTTGTGCCCTCAAAGACAATGGTTTTACCGGCGGCAAGGTTAATATTTGCGCCGCCAACAGCGCCGACAAGCTCAAATTGAGTACCGTCGTAAATAATAAAACAAACAGATGCGGCTACGATATCACCAGCAGCTAAAGCAATCGCACCATTCTTTGTAATTGATTTTGTACCTACACCGTCAATATCGATCGTAACTGCGGCTGTGTTGGCGTTTACTGCAATGAACGTTGCTTGGTAACCAGTGGTATACGCGGTAATCGGCGAAGGGCTAGTGCCAGTTAGTGCGTTTGTGCCAGTAACGGTGATTAAAGTATTATTTTGAGTTGGGTCATTAATGGACGCGATGTCATCGTAAGTGCCAATCAATACGTCTGTAGAGGTTGTCAGTACAAACTTAAACAAGACGCCACCCGTGAACCAAATTTCATTCGGCGTGCGCCCAGCCGAGTTTAAAATAATCGGATTCGCGTTATTAACAGTACCTGCTCGAGTCGTGTAAGTCTCAGCGGGAGTCGTTGTTCCGGCTTCGTATGTGTACAGTTTACCGCCCGACAATGGAACACCATTGTTGTCAAAAAACTGAGCGCCAGCTCCGGCAAGGTAAGACATGGTAATGGTCATAATTCAACCTTATACGATCTGGTTTACGGTCAAAATGACCGCTGGAGATTGCGGGTATAGCGGAGATGCGCTACCTGGGATAGTGGTTACTTGCGATGTCCCATTTTGACTCAACGCATACAATTCAAAATACTCTCCAGCATCAAAGTCGTGAAACACATTTACCGTTAAGACAGCAGTACCATTAACGCCAGAGTGTTTAACTGGTACGCTGACATGTGTCGCAGTGTTGGCTATATCAGTTCCACCCAATTTAAGCCAGATTATACAATCGTCTACTTGCGATGTGCTGGTATTAGCTAACTGAACACTAAACATGACATTGTACAACCCCGTATTGGAGACATAAACCCTAGATGCTGGGGAGCCAAGCGCAACATTTTTAGAGTGTTCGGTTGTACTAAACGTAATTGCAGTGGGCGTGTTAGCGGCAAATGACGAGCTAGTTGTAAACAAGAATGCACCATACGCCACAACGACCCATTGCGGCATATTGGTTCCATCAGTGCCCAAGTAAGCCGCATTGCCAACACCTGGCACCGGAAGCCTAGACAGCGTGTCTGCCGCAGATGCGTACAGTATATCCCCTGTAGCGTATGTGACGTTACCCGTACCACCGCTGGTTTCAGGGATCACTCCGTCGCGCAACCCGACAAACTCGTAAAGATTGCTAAAGAACCGAAACCACGGACGCGATGGGCCACCGCCATCTAACTCACTAATTAGATCAACGCGCTGCGATGGGATCCGTGTATCGTTAAGCACCAGTGCCGTCCATTATCAACTCAACGCCTAGAATAGAGATTTTTACTGGGTCGGTTCCACTAATCTCATACACCCGGTCGCGCAGTTTCATGGTCATGCCTAACCGTCGCCAAAACACGCGGTAGAAGTATTGCCCAATCTTACCTGTGTTAGACCAGTGTTCCTGCGACCATGTATGGCCGCCGTCATCTGACCAGCGCAGCATTATCTGTGGGTTAGACCCTTGACCGTCGTTTATCCCCGTACCAGACTCACAATCGAGCTGTAGCGAGTGTTGTGCGGTACGCTTTAGGTTATTGGTGCCCGTAGGCAATGCGCGCCATGATCGCAGCCATTTCTGTATTCGTTGATGATCGGAATACTTATCAAGATCAAACGCATAAACGAAGCCGTTTTGATAATCGCCGACAATAACCAGTCCGTTAAACGCCATCTGACAATTACTGCGATGCCGCGTAAATTGACCATTAAGAAACCCAGCGCGTTCATGCCACACCTGAGTTGCCACATCGTAGACCCATGTTGCATTGGCCGTGGGGAACGACAGCACATAGAACGAATGACCGTCTTGTTGGTAGGTGTAGGCGATTGCGTCCGAGATTGTCGAGTACTGCTGGATTTGCCACTCTATGGCATGGGTGCTGACTCGCATACCACTGTACCCGTTGGCGCGGTACACAATGCCTTTACCGCGAGCATCTGCGCCTAACCAGAATACAGCGTTGTCCATTTTGGCAACAGAAAATGTTGCAGCGCAGCCAATCTCATTAAACGCGCCTTGGATGCGCTGGAATGGAAACCCCGCGGTTCCGGCGTTGTACCAGACTTCGACTGAGTTCGTACCAAACAACCATAGTTCTGAATGATTGTTAATTGACGAGATTAGATTGTCTGGGTCGCCTTCAGCACTAGCAAAATCCAATGGATCAATACTAAGTGGGTCATTGAGTACCGTACTCCAAACTCGCTGACTATCGGGTTCAATGAATACAAAATACCCGTCAAGATAGGAAACGGTCAGTGCGCCTGGGAAGTCCCCATCTACAATTTCAGCAAATGCGGTGGTAGTCGCGTTATAGATAAAACTTGGCCCATCACAAGCAACAAATAGTTGGATGCCGTTGTTTGCCATTGACACTGGGGTTGCGCCGAGGGTTACAACACCAAGTAGCGTTACAGTGTAATTGGAGTCGATTTTATACAGCGAATCGCCAGACACTACATACCCATTGCCACCATACGCTTGCATTCCACGAATTGGGCCAGTTCCTACTGTCTGCAACAGTTGCAGTCCGGGCGCACGATTCAGAAACGCCGCTTCTTTTCCACCATCTGCCAAGATTTCCGGAAACAGATTAATCATCCGATTGTCGGCAGCATTGACGCTGCGGGCGACATATGCAGAACCAAGAATCGGAGATTTCATTAATAATTACCTGCGTAGATGTTGAACCGTTGACGAGTAGCAACCAGCGAATAAGGCATAGACATTACATCGTCAGGATTATTGATCCGCTTAAGATTACGCTTGCTTGTCATGGCAATACGTTTGACTTGAGGGCTGGGTTCAACACCGAACTCAGGTGCGATCTCCATTGCCAAGTTATAGACAAACGCTCGCAAGTAACCTGGCGGGAATGTCAGATTGGTCGATAAAACGGCAGGGTTGCTCAGTTCTTGAACCGAGATAAAGTGCCACTCCAAGTCCCGTGTAGGGCGTGGATAAACAGTCATTGTTACGTTAGGGTAAGTCATGTTGACGAAAATGACTTGTGGGTACGTTGACGTTACCGTTTTGACTGCAATACCATCGTATTGCTGCTGGTTGATAAACTTAATACCATACGACACATTAGTGCCAGCATCACGGTAATAGGTAGCGTCATCCAGCAACACAGGACGATTGCCTACAAAGTTCCCAGAAGGGCCGAGGGTGCGGGTAATCTGACTTGCGGGCCATGTGAAGATTTGATCTTGAGTGCTGAACACAGCCAAACGCTCTGTATTCCACGAGTCGATCATCTGATTGAGCGCAGTCAACCCATCCTGCGAGGTCGAGGAGGATGGCGTTTCACCTTCGGCAAGCACGCCGAGCAGCCGGAGCGCCCGATTAATTTGATCGCCAGCGGTGGTTGCCATGATTAAACCCCTTCGATTACGGTGCGAACATATTTGCGCTTTGTTTCCAGCGCATTCACAGGAACCGCATTCTCGGATTCCGAGGGCGTACCCGGAGTATACCGTGTCCAGCCATTTGATTCATCGTAAACAGCTTCAAGTTCCATAGTAGCAACTTTACGGCCGTGGACAGGATGCTCAAGATAAATTATTGCCATAAATCGCCCCCAGGCTGTTGACGCAAGAAGTTATGAAAGTTCCCCGGATAAGACTTGTCCACGGAATGATGATCTAGTTGTAGATCAGGCACCAGCCAAATGTCGCCGCCAAGTGCCTCCCATCGACGAGAGAACGCATAGTCTTCACCCCACCACAAACCCTCGTAAGCGCCGTGATTGAACAGATCAACGCTCATGCGGTATTTTTCACCGTAGCACAGCTCGGGGTGAACAGTCATAAACTTGTCCACGGCTTCCTTGGTAATCTTTAAAAAGCCAGCAGGCACCATCCTAGCTTTGATACAGCCATCATCACGGGTCACAGGTGTGCCGTCAGGCGTGCTGTGAATTGTTCCCATGTAACTGATCTCGTCAGCCTTAAACCGATATGTACCGGCTACCACATCACCTTCAGTTTCAATCAGTTTAATCAGGTCAGCCGGTCGCCAAGAAACATCATGGTCGATGAACACAATTACGTCAGCCTTGGCGTCCAAGGCTTTTCGCAGCATAGTCGCACGCGCTGCTGAAATGTAAGGGTTGCCCACTTCATTGACCATGCCTTCTTCCCATCCGTGGGCTACAAGCAAAGGTAATGATGCCTCAAGGCTATCCAAACATTGTTGGTAAGGACGCTTGATAGTAGGAAGACAAAAGACAACTTTCATTTCTGGGCGACCGCCATAAGGTTGTAGTTTTCGAGGCGTTTAACGGTAACTTTGCTAAACCCAGCAGCCATGCAGGCATCATGCAGAGTTTGAGAAACAAAGCCATTTCGGTGCGCCATGTAGGGCATTGAAGGCAATAATTGGCGCAAACCATACAGCAAATCTAAACCTGTTACTGGCCCACAAGGCGCAGTGTAAAGTATTTCTTCAGTAGCTTTGACATCTTCAAGGTCAGGGACAAAGATAACCGCAAACCCTTTTGGATTCAACACTCGTACAAATTCACGCAATGCAGTATCACCCTCATGGGGCACAAGATGCTCAAGCGCGTGAGAACAATGGATAGCGTCATAAGTGCCAATGTCACCCATGTCAGACATACTGGCGAGAATGTCAGGTTGATTATCTGGGGAGATATCCAACCTGACTTCTTTGTAGCGACCTACAGCCCACTCGGGAATAGGGTCACCACCACATCCGACGTGCAGTAGCGACCCATCCTTCATTAGGCTGCGCCTTTCCACAGTCCCAGACCAGTCAGGCAAGCTGCGACTTCAGCGCAGAAAACTGACAAGTTCGTGGACACGGAAATATAGGAAGCCACCGACACAACAGAAGCTGCTTGAATAGCCGCTGCACGTTGTGCCACTGGGGTTTTACCATAAACACCAATCGTGGTGGTAGCCGCGCCACCGAGTTGCAACGATTGACCAGTACGGCCTATGTTCAGAACTTCGCCGATATTGCCATCACCGACTTGTTCACCATCACCAATCTTTGGAAGTGCCATAATAAATATCCTTTAAGAAAATTAAGCTCCGCCCTTCCACAGACCGAGGCCGGTGAGAGTAGCGTTGACTTCAGCGGCCCAAGCGGCCAAATTTGTGGACACGGAGATGTAGGACGCCACTGATACAACAGACGCTGCTTGAACAGCAGCAGCGCGTTGTACAACTGGCGTAGTACCGTAGAAACCTACAGTGCCGCCAGCCGTCCTACTATCGCCGATGATTGCCGCATCCAACTGAGGGTCAGAATACGCAACACCTATAGCTTTAGTATTTGGCATGATTAACCCCAAATACGACAAGCCATTTGCGGGCGGATCGTGCTAAAGCCATAAAGAACGTCAATACGGCAAGGCAGACGATCGTTGTTGATGTCGTACTGACGAACAACGCGCAAACTAATGCCGTTATGAACCGCACGAG